GATGAAGTTCATGTTGGGTTGGATTAACAGGACGCTCAAGCTATGAACCTGCTCGGAATCTCTTCCATCGTTGATTCGGTTGGTAAGGTTATCGGAGACCTGCACACATCCGACAAAGAACGCATGGAGCTTGAGCTAGAGGCCAAGCGTATCGACCAGGCGATTGATCTCGGTCAAATGGAAGTCAATAAGGTCGAGGCTGCTAACCAGAATATGTTTGTTGCTGGCTGGAGACCTGCTATCGGTTGGGTTGGTGCGGGTGCGATGTTCTACCAATTCCTTGCTTACCCGTTACTAGTCTGGGCATGGACTTGGATGCAAGCAGAACAGATCGTTCCAGCGGAGGTAAAGCCTCCTCCCATGCTAGACACCGACGCTTTGTGGGTTATTCTTTCCGGTATGTTAGGGATTGCGGGGATGAGGTCTTTCGAGAAAGCGAAAGGTGTTGCGCGGTAACTTCGTCTCGCACCATTTGCCCGATCTTGTCCCCGTGTATTTTGTCGATCTTCTCGATGATCGGAAGTCGTTTGCTTTTAGCTAACTTTAAGATCATCTTCGCCCAGTCCTGAACGACAAACGGCAACGCTTGGTTATACGCTGCCGTTATCTCCTCAACATCAGACGACTTAACCTGCTTGATAAGGTTGATCCACGATTCCACGGATCGACCACTCCTTAAACGCTTTGTGCTTTGCCATTGTGTCTGGGCAATGTGTGGACGGAGGTATCCATCCGTGTTCTTTCCAGATTTCCTCGACGGGTCTGAAGCGATCTTTCATCGTTTGATTCTCGATTAACTCTCTCCAATTGTTCATAATAAGCCTTTCGGGAACGGATAGACCGCATCCTCGTGAGGAGTTCCTGGCCGTGGTGCATTAAAGAACCTCCGCTTCTCTAGTTCCGTAGGCTTCCAGAAACACTCAGGAGCCTCAGACTTGATAATGTGAATGACCCTCTCTAAGACCGGAGAGTCATCCGAAATGTTTGCAGGACGCTTTGCAAACGCTTTTTTCAACATAGTTTGGTGGTGTACGCTTAACATATCAAAATGGCACTGAATCGTCGTCATCGACTTTGGTTGATCTTACTTCCCCGTCTTTCTGCTGGAACTTTAGCCCAAGATACTTCCCGTCAGAACCCTCGTTGACCCATCCTGAGATCCAGTATTCAGTCCCGTTTATCATTGCTGAACCTCGGTAGTCTGGGTGTACATCCTTCTCTTTCTTCTTGTTCTTGCTGATTGATCCTGTTAGTTCTTTTGGCATAGCGTTAACTCCATTTGATTAACTTCATTGAGAAAGGCAACAAGATCAGCCTCGATCTTGGTTAGCTCTTCCGGCTTTGGCTCGTAGCGAACGACGAATAACTGTAGATGTTCGGGAAGTCTTGGGTCGAACGAAACAAAGTCGCACCAAGTCCTACCTGTCACGAGCATTTGAGTAAGCATTTGTGGCTTGTATTTGGCGGGAACCTCCTTAGCTAAAAGATAGTCAACGTGAGTGTTTGAGTTAGGACACTTGATCTCGATCAGACCTGAGCCTGCAAACCCGTCAGGACTCGCTCCAAGCCACTTTATCGACTTGTGGGTATGAAATCCTGTCTGTTCGACGAAATGGCCTGTATGGACTTCGTAGGCTGCTCTGGCAACGGGTTCCTGTTCTGTGCCCCATTGCATAGCTGCGTTAGTGAATGAATCGCCCTGTAAGCCTGTCAGACGCTCTGTAACGAGTTGAATCTGATAGTTACGGCGCGTAGCCGTACCAGGTTTCGCAAGCGCGTCTGAAGCCCGTGAAGCGGTTAGGTGGCCTAACCTTGCCTTAAACCAATCGTCAGTTCTTTGTTCCATGTCAGTTCATCTTTGAAAATATTTCTGCAAATTGTGTGTGTTCGTTGTGTACAACGACTTTGAATGTCAACGAGATTTTTTTATGGTGCTTGTTGAGAAGCCAATCCTCAAACAATGCTTTAACGCCGTTATAAATTGCAGGTTCTGCTAAAGGTCTTAGCGTGACCAGTAATTTGAGTTCATTCCCTATGGCATAAGCACCCCAAACATCGTTCAGAAACTGTTGTTTGAATCCAGTTGTTTCATAAGTGTCTTGGAACTCAAACCATAAATCTTCCAGTTCCAACGATCTTTTTCCGCTTTTTTTCCGTAAGTTAGCCATGTTTTTGCTCCTTTGTCTGATTTTTATCCGTAAATTAGCTGTGTTTTTGCACCTTTAATATCCCTCGTTCAATCATTGCTTGCATCGTGTTTATGTACGCCTGGTTCCAGAAGTCTCGTCGTTCCTCACGAGACATTTCTTTTCCCTGGTCTAAGTATGAGTGACACTTAAAACATAGAGATGCTACTAAAGCATCAGAGACTTTAATTCCCATGCCTTTTCCTTGGTTCCTATGAGCGGCAACTACAGTTCCATCTTCACAAAAACAAGATCCGCAAGGCAAATGCCTGCAAGCCTCAAGCAGCTTTTTGTTTGAGTACATTGATCTTCCTTAAGTCAAGTTCAGCGTCTTTCATTTCATCTGTCCAGACTAAGCCCTTCTCAATTGCGTACTGGAGGAGTTGCTCTACTAAGTCTGAGAACTCTGACACGGTAAGCGAAGCAGTCGAAGGCTCGATCTCTTTTACGATACCTCCAGGAAGTTCAACGACACGAGAAGGAAGAAACCTCGTCTTAGCCCACTCGTGCCAGATGTCCTGTGTATATTGCTGGCCCATTAACTGTTCAGCACAGGCTGTCAGGATCGACCAATAAAACCGATTCTGAGCCGCTGTTCGAGGTGGTTTGGAGATAGTTACCATGTAGCCTAGTTCAGTGGCTTCTATAGCTTCTATGACCCTCCTGCGGTCAGTCTCAGTTGTTAGGATTGATCTCATTTTGTAAGTACCAGTTGTAGTTGGCTCGGAAGGCTCGTCTCTCAAAGTCGGTGAACTTATCGTGACGCTCTGAGAACATGGCATTGACCATGCGTCTCTTAAACTCTTTGCTGTCAACGTCAAGCCACATTAGATAATTGTCGAGCCCTGACTCGTGGAGGTCTCCGAATAAGAACCTAAGTGCGGTAATCGTTTCATCCTGTGGTCTAGTTTTGTAGGGTGCTTTGCAAGCATCATCGACTGCCAGTTGGATGACAGACCAAAGCAGTTTCTTGCAACGCTCTGTCTGGATCGAGTCCAGCAGTCCTTCTTCAAATGTGTTCAGGTTCATTTTCGTTTGTAGTAAAAGGCCCAGGCTTGCCTGTAGAGTTTTTCTTTTGTTACCAACTTGCGAGCCTCTAGAGCACGAATCATCTTCAAGGCATTCTGTGGTGTGCAGCCAAACTTGTCAGCAAGATCGTTGAGTGACATCCAGTCATCGAGTGCGGTTAGATAAGCCGTTTGTGTTGGCGTTAACGGTTTAGACTTGTTAAGCATCAACCGGCCAAACTTTTCCACCGACTTCAGGAACTCATCTCGGTATGAGATGAGAACCCCTGATTGCTTGGCAATGGAGAGAATCTGGCTCATTTGATCTCCGTCAGTTCTTTCTTGCGCTGTTCTTTGGCTGCGTCCAACTGCTTGATAGCTTCAGGATTGTTCTTCAGAGCCTTATAAGCTGTCGTAAAGGCTTGCTTCAGATCTTCCATGTTCTCAGCCTCGCTCACGATCTTGAGGTGGTCTGCCGGATCTTCTTTAGCCTCCTCTGGCAGATCCTCTCCAGCGTAGATATAAAGACCGATACCGTGTAGCGAGATAGCCTTAGCTAGACACCTTTGCATAGCAGTGTTGACCTGGAAAGCATCTGGCTCAGAGATCGCTTTGTTACGGTGATCCATGACGGGTAGTTGTGCAGTGCGAGAGACACCGAACGCTTTAACCTCGCAAAACACCATCACCGTATCGCCCCACATCTGGTGAGGCTTGTACTCCCATGTAGCTGTAGGATCGTGTTGTAACAATGTATCTACAGCCCAGGCCCAAGACAGGTAAGAGAGTCCGTTTTTCTTTTCTACCTTCTCGGTTACGTTGATTTTCCTTAACTCTGCAAATTTCATGTTTGGCTCCGTTACTTTATGAACAGGAATAGAAGTGTTCCGTAGCAAATCCCTAATGCTGTGCATAAGATCCAGTCACTCCTCGTCGGCTTGTATTTCGTCAAGTTCAAATTCCTGTTGTTCCAACTGTTGTTGGTAGTCATTTTGTTCCCTCTCTCTGTCGTATTCGTAAAGTTTTCTGTCTAACCAAGCATCGTAGTCAACGCTCATTGGTTTTCCTTTGTGTAGATCGTGCAGAACTGTTCTACGTTAGCTGCAAATACAATCTCGTTGATCTTGATGTTGTAGTCGTTGTCGAAATATTCTTTTAGGATTTTTTCTAACTGCTCTTGTGTGAGTATGATTTTCATGTTGGCTCCTTGTTGTGATGGAGTAATCTTAGGCTTATCAACCCCATAAGACTGTCATCGTGACGACAATCTCTGCCACTGATACCAAAAAGAAACGCCGTTCGTCGGTAAGTCCTACGCAACGATCCTTAGCTGCGCTTCGTGAGCGTGGTTATGTCTGTCAAATAGTCGAGCACTGGAACCCTTGGGCTCGTATACGCCAGGACTTGTTCGGCATAGGCGATATCCTTTGTCTCAAGGACGAGGAGACGCTCTTAGTACAGACGACTTCTAGAGCTAACGTCTCAGCCAGGGTTAAAAAGATTGCAGAGAGTGAGCATCTTCCGGCTATCTTGCAAGCAGGCTGGAAGATCGAGGTTCACGGATGGGGTAAGTTTAAAGAAGGGTGGACTTGCAAGGTTGTGGAGATCTGATAAGATTAGTTTGTCTGTGTGGAAGCAGATGTAAGCCGTTAGGAATGTGCCCTGCCCCTTGTTCTCCAGAAGGGGGCTTCCACCAGGGTACATCCTTAACGGCTTTTTCTTTTTCTACCAGACCGTACTCCGAGCGTTATCAAGAACCTGCATGGGTTGCGCGGAAGTAAACACCGGCTGGCGAAACACCCCGTTTCATGCCGATCCAGACTGTCAGTGAGGTACTGGACAAAGCCTCTTGTACATGGGTGGGACAAGCAAGAGGTGGAGAGAATCGCTGGCTTAGGCTGTACTAGGCAGGGAACATCCAGAAGAGACCCCTGCTGGGTAAGGTGAGTGCTACCACCCTTGGGGAAGTTATGTCCAGAAAGAAAGAATATGTAGAGATTGTCAACAAGACGACAGTCAACAATAAAAATAAGGTTTACATTGAGATTTCCTAACAAAAGGAGAAAACAATGTTCGAGGAGTTCTGGAGCAAATACCCAAGAAAGGTCGCTAAACGTGCTGCACAAAAAGCATGGGCCAAACTATCGCCACAAGAGCAAAAGTCTGCTGTAGAGGCTCTGGTGACGCATAACAAGTATTACCAGGCGAAGGGTACGGGACAGGAGTTCATCCCGCATCCTGCTACCTGGTTAAACCAGGGAAGATGGGAAGATGAACTAGAAATCGCACCTGCACAAGAGAAGGTTGTAGTGTGGTGGGCGACAGAGAAAGGTACTGCTGAGATGGCAGCGAAAGTGAATTGTCCAGCTAGGCCAGGAGAGGATTGGAACTCTTGGAAGGCAAGGATTTCTGAAAAGTTGAGGGCGGCATGACAGACAAAGAAAAAGCCTACGCACTGCTGAGAAAATTAGCAGACGAAACAACGTATGTGATGGTGCATCCCAACGAGTTAAGAATTCTTCTTGACGATCTTGACCATATGAGGTTGAGAGTAAGGATTGCTAGAGAAGAACTTAGCGACGCTTGGCAACTTTATAGAGGGGATATGGCATGAGCGAGAACAAGCAAGCAAAGACACCGACAGACGACGGTCATGTAGCGCATGTTTACCTGTTCGAGAAAACAGGCAGGCCAATGGTCGCATGGGACAACGCTAAAGACATAAAGCTAGGAGACAGGCTTTACGCTGCACCAAAGCAATGGGTTGGGCTGACGGATGAGGAGATACATGACTTGATTTATGTATCTCAAAAAATTGATGCAAGCAATTCACCTTGGTTTGATTGTTTGGGTTTTTACCGTGCCATCGAAGCCAAGCTAAAGGAGCGCAACATATGAGTGGC